GAGGTTTTGCGTATGCTGTTGATGATGTAGCTGTATTGGCTGCTGGTGAAGATCCAATGGGTCACATCAGAAACCAAATTGCAGATGCTATCAATAAGCTAAACTCCGCAAGACTATTTAGTTTGCTAGATGGTTTGTTCGGATCTACTTTCGGTCCATTAGGTGCAAACTCACTTGATCTAAGTAAAGGTGCTGCTTCTGGTGCTGATACAGATAACTTCTTGACAGCTTCTACTGTTGCAAGAGGAAGATCACTTCTTGGAACAAGGGGAGATGAGTTGGACACTCTAGTTGTTCATCCGTCTGTTGCTTACTACTTATATCAAGTTGGTATGCTTACATTCTCAACATCTGCTCTCACAACTGGTGGTGCAGTAACTTGGGGTGGTGGTGGTGTCGGTGTTAATGAAACAAGCATCGGTCAGTTCGCTGGAATGAATGTTGTTATTGATTCTCAAGTTAATACAGTTCATCCTGGCACAACAGGTCATCAAAAAGAGTTTCGTTGCTACTTAATTAAGTCAGGAACAATTCTTGAAGGTGAGCAATCTCCTCTAAGTATTGAATCAGATAGAAACATCTTATCTAAGCAGGATGTTATGTCTGTTGATTACCACAGTGCTTATCACGTTATGGGAACTAAGTGGACATCTGCTACTGATAACCCAACTAACGCAGCATTAGCTAACGATAATAACTGGGCAATTACATACGATGCAGATTTAATTCCTATAGTCGAATTAATTGTTAACTCACCACTTGATACAGGTACTAATCCTTAATATCATTAAATTGGTGGTCAATAAACCTCATCAATTATTGGTGAGGTTTTTTCTTTACGCTACAATACAGATAAATTACTTTTTAAATCGTGGCAGCTACTATAGACGCAACAATAAAAGGAGAAAATGCTAATAGTTATGTTACATTGACAGAAGCTAATGATTATTTTGATACTTCCCCAGATTCCTCTACTTGGACAAATAAAACAGATGACCAAAAAAAAAGATCTTTAATATCAGCTACAAGATGGATTGATACTCTAGTTTATTATGGAGATAGATGTGATGATGGACAGGCATTGAAGTTTCCAAGAAATAATTATCAGGTAGATGGTGTTGAGTTATCTTGTTCTACTATTCCAAATAATATTAAGTATGCACAATATGAATTGGCTAGAGCATTGGCAAATGATAGTGATGCTATCACAGGAACTACTGGTAAAGATGGTAATTTTTCTGAGGTAAAATTAGGAGATTTACAAGTAAAATATAATACTGATAGTCAAGGGACTGGATCTATAAATAATATTCTAGATGTTTATCCCTGGTTACAAAGTTATCTTGGAGCATATATGCTTGGTGGAGCAGGTAGTTTTCAACTTAGGGTGGTTAGAGGATAATGGCAGGACAATTAGATTCATTATTTAAAGACGTTGCAAAAAGTGTTGTAGCACAATTTGGAGATTCATTTGATCATAGTATTACTTATACAAAAAAAGCATCTCCTTCTTACAACACTTCTACTGGTGCTTTGACTACAACTGATACTAGCTACAGCATTAAAGTACCAATATCTTTTGTGAGATCAGAAGAAGAAGCAGGACAAGAAATGAGACAAGCAAAGATTTACCTTACACCTGATCTTATTGGAGATAATCAACCAGATCTTGAAGATGAAGTTACATTAAGTTTTGCTGGTTCTAATAGGTTAGCTCAGATAGTTGATATAGATACTAAGAAAGGTGGACAGACTTATCTGTTCACATTATTGGTGAGGTTCTAATGGTTGCAAGAACACTTCGTGATTTACCAAAAGACTTAGATAAAAAAATATCTAGAGATTTTAATGATCTTATAAAAAAAGTACATAGAACATTATCAACAAAAAAACATAGTCCAGTTTATACAGGATTTTTTGCTTCTAGTTGGGTTGCACAGGGAAGTGCTGTAAAACCTAGAGATGCTATAGAAAAGTTTTCTCCATGGTCTGGTATAAAACAACAGGCTACAGCAGAATTTCTTAAAAATCGTACTGCTAATCTAGCAAATAAATCTACTGGTTATTACAATGTAAACCCTATAATAAAACCTAGATTTCCTGTAAAAAGAGCATTTAATTATAGAAAATCAGTTTTTATTGGTAATAGAGTTGAATATTCTATTTATGCTTTAGAAGGTGGTAAATTACAGTTATTTATTCAAGGATCATTAGGAAAAATGATAAGTCAAACGATGACAGATAAAGGTAAATTATTTCTTGGTGGTAGTACAACATTTAACAATTCACCTGCATCTACTAAAACTCAAAGAAATGTAGGTATTAGATACACTGAATTTTAATTATGACTTTAGTAAACGCAAGAGCAGCTTTTGAAAAGGCAGTAACAGATGCAGTTGCAGCAGCAGATAATACTGTTGAGATGGTTTATGACAATGTTCATTACACTACACCTGGCAAAAGTAAAAAATATATTTTGATGTCAGTTGAATTTACTCAGGCAACTTTACAAAATCAGGGAGCAGCTTCAGATTATTATGCTGGTGTTATTCAATGTAATGTATATGTTCCAAAGGGCAAAGGTACTGCAACGCTTTCTGCAATAGGTGAAGCTGTTATTGATGGGCTTACTTCTGTTAATGCCCCTGGTTATAGCGATACATTTAGTTGTAAACCAAGAGTTCTTGATATTAATGGTGTAACTCCATTAGAAATTGAAGATAGAAGTCATTTTGTTGGTTTAATATCTTGCCAATTTACGGCAAATGCCTAGTATACTAATATAATATTTAATTAATTTTTATGGAGGCTATTGAACTTCTCAAGAACAAATTTGGTGTTAGCCAAAAATATTTGTATGAATTGAAAGATGGAAATGAAACAATCTTAAAAATATATTGGCATCCATTAACTATTGCAGAAAGAGAATCAATTGTTGCAAAATCTGGAGACACTGCTTCTGGTGATGAGTTCGCATTAAATTTAATGATTACAAAAGCATTAGATAAAGAAGGCAAAAGGTTATTTCAAGATGGTCACAAAGCTTTATTAAGAAGAGAAATCAATGCAGGAGTCTTACAGGATATTCAATTAGCCATGTTAAATTCTGGTGCTGAATATAAATTGGAGGAAGCGAAAGCAGATTTAAAAAGCTAAAAATGATTGGTTTTTCATATTCTTTCTTGCAAAAGAATTAGGAATGACCATAACAGAACTTACAGATAAATTAACTCAAGAAGAACTTATTCATTGGATTGCATTTTTTGAATTAAAAAAAGAAATCGATGAAAAAGCTATAGAAGATTCTAAAAATAAATCACGAGCAAGAAAACGCTAAAAGCGGTACACTAAAATAAAGTTTTGTTTTTAGGTCAAATTTCATGGCAGGTGAATATGGTGTAAATATAAAATTTAGGACGATTGGTTTATCTCAGCTTGATAAAGCAAAAGCAAAGGCAAAAGAATTAGAAACAAGTGTTAGTAAAATTAGAAGTTTAGATTTAGGAAAAGCAATAAGAGGACCAGTTGGAGATGAAATTGCAAACGCCACAGGACAGATTAGAAGATATGCACAGCAAGTAAATAAAACAGGAAAAGTTGTAGGAAATACTAGAAAACAACAAATGGCTGCTTTGGAATCATTTGAAATGATGAGAGATGAAGTTCGAATCGGTTCAGTAATGTTTAATGAAATGAGTGAAGCGGTTGCAAATCAGACTAAGTTAATGAATCAAAATACAACTGCGACTACTAAAAATTCTAGTGCAAAGAAAAAACAAGCTATGTTCCCTGGAATGAGTCAAGGATTTTTGGGCAACTTAAGAGAAGTCATAATGGGTGGCGGTGCTTTACAAAGTGGTTTAGTTAGTGGTGCATTTCCATTGTTATTTGGACAAGGTCCTTTAGGGGGTGCTGCTGGTTTTGCTGGTGGATTTTTAGGAACAAAAATGGGTGGACAAATGGGAGGCTTTGCAGGAGGTCTTGTTGCTACTGCTATTACTCAACAACTTACTACTGCTATTCAAGGTTTAAATGAATTAGGAAAAGCATTAGATCCTAAAACATTAAATATTGATACAGTTTCTAAATCTCTTGGATTACTTGGAACTGATACAGAAAGATATTTAAAATTAATTGAACAGACTCAAGGTAAACAAGCTGCATATAATGCTGCTGTTGAAGAAACAACAAAATTAGTTGGACAAGATGGTGTTGAAGCTCTACAAGCATTTGCAGATAGCAGTCAAAGTCTTACAAATGAAATGAGTAAATTCTTTACAAGGCTTGGTGCTGAAATAGCAAAATTATTTAACAGAGGTGGTAATGATGACTTAAGTAAACCGATCTTAGGTTTTGAGAGATCAAATTTATTAGCACAAGCGAGAAATGTTACTGATGATGCAGATATTATGGCAAAAGTAGCACAAATAGAAAAACAAAAAAATCGAAACAAACGAAAAGACTTAGAAAATGAACTTGTTTTATTAATGAAGGCAAAAAATATTGAAGATGCAAGAGCAAAAGCAGCAGAATTATCAAGATTAGAGTATGAACAAATAACTAAATCTTTAACAGATCAAATAGATTTTCTTAATAATGCAATTACATTAGGACAAGGAGAAGCTGAAATCATAAGGGAAAAAAATAGAGTTATAGAGGCTGCTAGAAAAGCTGGAGTTAAATTTGATGAAGCAGAAATAGATAG